CTTGCGCCAGCCCCATACTTGTATCTTCCATCCTGCTTCCCTCACTTTCGGTAATAGTTCACTAGCCATAATCTTCTTTATCCTGTCACTCACCCCGGACGCAGTGGCCTGCACCGCTAATGTCTCATCCCTCTTGATGGCAAGGATGTCGATAAACCCAAACAGGTCTTGCCGTATCCTTGCGTGAGGGTTCCACTTCTCAACGATAGCCACTGTGTAGCCTTGCTCTCGCAAGACTGCCAATGTCCTACTGGTGGGTGAGTCCTTTGCCATTAAAACTTTCTGTCTAATGTTTTCTTGTAGTGTTGGTGGTATGCCAATGTTTTTTTGCTTCCCTAACGGCAGAAAAATCTACTTTCATAAATTCCGATAGTTTTAGTGCTGACAACTTCGGTGTTTGACCAATGTCTTCTAACATCCTTTTCTCACCATTCTTTATTACCCACTGCGTTATGTCTTTTTCTCTCAAGGAGTTCAATTCTTCTTCAGTCATAATATTTAATCCTTTCTAAATCAAAACGGAATTTCGCTATCGTCATCAGCAGCAATACGAGAGTCAACCCTTGGCTTCTTGTAGGCAGGGGTTACCTCCACTACTTCTGCGCGGTAAGCCTCTTTCTCTTCCATCTTCTTACGCTTAGTCCAGTTGTCTTCTTTGAAAGACAGCAGGCTAGTGCCTTTAGAAGTAGGACGTTGCCAGACAGCAAACTTCAGCTTCTCTCCAGCTTTGTAGTCCATCTCTAGTACTATGAAGCCTTTGAAGTCTGGGCCTTTCTCTGACTTCTTTTCCTCTTCAAAGAACGCTACCCCGCTGCCGGGCATCTCACGATGTTGATTGTTCATACTCTCTTCCTTTCTGTAATGAGTAACTGGCGTATTCCTTGCCGTGTTGCTTAACCATCTTTGTAAAGATGTTGTATCCCTCTTTCCTAAGAACTTCGATATGGGCAGCAAGCCGAAAACTACCGTATTCATTTAATGCTTCCAGTGGGGTTAACGACTTGCCTGCTTCTAGGTGTCTTAGGATATTGTCTCGCTGTGTACCACTTCGGGACTTAGTGGGGACGACTCCGACTTTGGGAATAAAGGCACTCCAGCTTTAACCATGTTGGCCTTTATCTTTGCCTTGCCAAGACTATCCAGCGAGTCAATCATGTCCATGTTGCATACCTTTAGGCTATCTATCTTCTCGGCCTTCAGACCATCTGGCATCTTTGTGCTGTGATGGATACGCGCAATCATGTCAACATAGCCCACTAGCCACTCATCAACAGTGTGAAAGCGGTTGTAGGGGTCAGGGTTGCCGGGGACATACAGGGCATAGGCTCCGTCTGGTTCCTGCGGTACTGCTGGCAACTGCACTTCCTCCACCATGCCCATGTCTTTAGTGGCAGGGGCTGGCTGGAAGTCTTGCACTTCTTCTGGCGTGTACACACCTACCACGCAGCCGGGATAGACCGCACGGATACCTTCTGAGATACACCTAGCCCGTAGCATGGCTCTAGGGTAGTTCTTCCAGTTATCCTTGCTTGCAATACCTATTTGTTTGGCATGAGAGAGTAGCCAAGTAACTGCCAAGCTACCACCGCTAGGGTGAGAGAACGTACCTGTTACTTCTTGGTCTGTGTACACATCCCACTTGACAGCACCGCCTGCCTGCTGAAACCTAGCAAGCATGGCATCTGCTTTCAGTGCAGGCCTACCTTGGATAACGTGATAGTCACGCATAGCGATAGCAGGGTGCAGTCCTTCGCCTTGGCACAGCAGCATGATAGCTAGTGCCTCTTGCGGGTTCTTAAACCCAAACATCTTGCTACTAGCAGCTACCTCTGCCATCTGCTGCATGTCGTTGTAGGGAATGATATTACTCATGGCTTTCTACTCCAAAGAATTTAAGAATTTCATCTTTGATGCGTTGACGTTCTTTTAAGATGATGTTCAGAGTTTCTGTCTGCACTGGCTCATCAGTTCCTTGCACAACAATCTGTGAACAAATATCAACAATGGACAAGCCAAACTTTTTGTAAGAAGAATACTTATATCCTTCTTTTGACATTAATCCAAAGTGGTCACTACGTTTAACGATGCTCTCTGCTTGGTCAGCTAAATCAGAAAATATACTCATAAGAACTTCTCCATAAGTGTTAATGCGGTATCAATGACAGAACTGACTGCCATAACGTAAATTGCAAGGTCAAGACTGCTCATCTTTAGGCTCCCTAGCTTTCATCATTTCGTCTGCCATCTTGTATGAGGCTTTTGCAACTTCATCCCAGCTTTCATAATTTTTTCTATCAAACATTGAAAAGCGCATGGCTTGAGCAGCAAAGTAGTCTCGCAAGTCCATGCCCTCACTGCTGGTTGTTACGCCAGTAGTAGGGTGTCTGTGTTGGTAGGGATGTGCTTTCATTTGATTAAGAACCTCCGAAAACCGGGCATCTCCCGGATGAACTGCTTGTAGATGTCAGGCATAGCCTCTTGGAACAGCTTGGAATCAAACTTCATAGATGCCTTGGCAGACTTCCAAGTGGCTAGGACATTGCCATCTATGCTTGCCAGCGTAGCCTTGTCTTCCATGTAGCCTTGCACTAGCGTTTGGAACTGGTCTTCCCGCTCTTCCAAGGCCTTTATTTCACGTTTGATAGCAGAGAGATACCTGACTGCTTCCTCTACGCTTGCAGACGCTAGACGGGTGCTTTCCATGCTTACAGGGTACAGAGCCTTGGCTTGGTCAACAGTCTCCGGGGGTAGGGCAGTACCAGATGCGACATGCGCCCACAGGACAGCCATTTCCTGTATGTGCTTGGTCTTCATCTCGTCAGTAATTTCCTTACGAATAAGGACAAACTCCTGACCACCAAATAAAACGGCAAGATAAACCACCTCGACACCGAATACGGTTGCTTCGTGGACAAGTTGAGCCATATCCGCAGTTGGCATAAGTCCAGTGTCTGCATCAAACTTAGAGCGTGTGCCTGCGTTATAGTTCTTAGCCTCAACCAATATTGTTTTACCATTTTCAGTTCCTGCAAAGTCAAAATGAGAACGTAGCCAAGATTCTTTAGGGTGAGTCAAAGCCTCTTCTATCTTGTGAAGTTCTACCTGTAACTTCTGTTGAGCTAGCTTGCCTATCACTGGTTCCATGATGTGACCCATCTGGACAGCTTCCACTTGGGATAAGTCAGGACGTTCCATCTTGCCCTGTTTTGTCAGGATGGCTTCGTTAGCACGGCCTTGTGCGGCTAGGCGGCTATCGCCTGACCACCAAGCACTGTTACGGGTTTCTGGTGAAAAGTCAGACATTGGTGTTCTCCTCGTATTGGTGACCATCAGGGCCACAGGTTTCGCTGGACATACGCCTAACTTCAGCGTACTTGAGTTCTCCCCCGTATTTGGGCTGTCCAGTGACTAGGGAAAGGGGAAGGGGGAGAGTGCCGCCAGAACAGCGAGCGTAGAGGTGATGGGGGTCACCCTCTTTGGGGATAAAGTGAACACAATTTACACAGTATTTATTCATGGTGAAACTTTCATTAGTGGGGGGATTTCTCCCCCCGTGGTTGATTAGATTAGCCCGTGGATTGGGGTTAACTCTGGGATGTATGCCGCCTTCTGTAAGAACTTCGGCAACTTGTCAAAGGCTCTCTTGGCCTCTTCCTCTGTCTTGAATTCCACCTTGCCCTTGGCGTAATGCTTTAGGTCAAACTGGAGTTGTTTTAGGGTACTTCGGTACTCATCTGCTGGGAGTTCTTTCTTCAACTTGTAAGAGTTGATTTGTAAAGCCCAGTATGGTTTTCCTGTTGTATACATGTTGGTACTACCTTTAAATGTTAATGAACAAACGTAAGACTCTATCGCCTTACACCTAATATTATACACGTCTAATCATCTAATGGAATAGGGGTTTACCCTTAATTAGTGTAAAGTTTTGTAAAGTTAGTTGTTAAAAAGATACAGGTCAAGTGTTCTTTATTCTCAATGTGTCTTCTATTGCGCGTTCATAACCAAAGTTAGGTGATTCACATTCGCCATATTGGTTGTGATGTTGCTCATAAATAACATCAATTTCTTTATCAGTCAGTCCTACCCACGGGCGCTTATAGACTTGGATATCATCATCGTCTAGTAGCTTGTCTAAAGCCGCAGCCTTCTTGCTTTGGTAGCCTGTCATCACTTCCCCCATATCGCATACGCCAGTAGCACTAAGCCAGTTAGAAAAAAGAGGAATGCCAGCAAACCTCTAAAGTGTATGTACTGTATGTCTTTCATGTTTACCCCTCTAAAAAAAAAGAATGTTACCTACTCTAATCTCTTACCTACTCTAGACCTTAACCTACTATAAAACCCCTCTGCTGGATGGTGAGCAAAACCTAGCCCTCCCTACTGAAAGGGAAAGGCCTTCAATGCTGGACGGAGCCGCACATACCCGACAGACGTTCGCGTAGGGGTTCTATCTTCGCCGCCCCTGTGACTATCTCAACGCTTACCCACAGTAGTCACCTATCCCCTAGCCCTGCCGTATGGGTCACCGACAGCTAGGCGGTTGCGCGTGGAAAAGACAATAAAAAAGCCGCTTACTACTGCACTAGTGGAAACCCCATAAGGGGTAGTGCATGAGTAAACGGCCTTCAACTTGTTACTTTCCACGGCAACACGCATATCTTACTTCAGCTTTCTAGGGCTAGTCAACACATTAACCATGTAATCAACAGGGGAAATGCTAGGCGCGAGGGTGCGCGTAGGGGTTTTACGCCTCTTACGCTTCAGCAAAGCGGGACAATTCCAGCATGGGGCAGCCAGCCGCTGGCATACCCCTAGCCCTTCACATGGGGTTACCGCAGCCACAGGATGACCGGCAAGGCTACTAAAAGGGCTATTAAGGCCACCTCTAGGGCTTTATGGTAGTCCTGCCCTTCCTCTGCAAAGTCAGGGGCAGGAAAGCGGGGGAAAGCCTCTGCAAGTGTGCGAGGGTATCGCCTATGCGTAGGGTTTACCCTTACAGGGCAGTTATCCCCCTGATTACATTCGTAGTCGCAGCAGTTCATGTTGTCACCTCTATGTCGTTTGTGGTTTTCCAATCGGCTAGGTCTCCCATCCATGTTACATCCGGGAGGGTTATGCGGTAGTGCTTTGCCACCTGTAGGACATCCGCTAGGGTTTTTTTGTAGTCACACAATGGGCTACCCTGATAAATCAGTAGCCAGCCCCTCTCGGGGCTATAGCTAAGGTATTCGCGAGGGTTAAAATCAGACATGGTTAGCCCCTCCGATAATGTACGGGCCGCTCATATAGCCCGGTTTCGTCCCTGTATACGGACACATAGTGCCCATAGCGTGTGCCGTCATCATAGGTTAGGGACACGGTCTCTCCGTAGGCTATTGGTCTCCAATTCCACATGTGTGAGACACCTTCGGACTCTAGCGCTTCACTTAGGGTTTGAAAACGGTTCTGTTTAGGGGTTTTCGCTACCGCACAGGTTAGCGCGCGCGTGGCAAATTCTAGGTTAGCCTGTACTGCGGCCCGGTAAATAGCCGGGTTTTCGCGAATAGCCTTGATTTCGTCAATGGTTAGCATGGGGTTTCTCCAAAGGTTAACGTGTACGGTTTAGATGCGCGAGGGCATCCGCACGGGTTTCAAACCGTCCGCTAATAGGGGTTTGATGCGGCCCTTTCACAATGAAATAGCCGTTTAAGAGTCGGTTAAATACAATTTTTGTCATGATTTATCTCCAAGGGTTAGGGGTTAGATAGTGCAGCATCCACAGCATGGCGCGTCTTCGCATAGTCCGTTTTTGTTACGGTAGTATTCGTTTTTGCCAATGGTAAATACATGCGATACATAGTCCGCGCGTGGGCGCGTGGCGTGCGCGAGGTAAGTGGCGCGTGAACCGGTATCGTATTCAATTAAATCACCGGGTTTGATAGGATTACCTGTAGCCCGGCATGTGCCACGGTATTTTGCGGTTAGTGTCTTTATCATGGGTACAACCTCATAAAGTTAAACAATGGCTAGGATTAGCCCGGTAAACCCCTATCTCTAAGGGTTTACATGAAAACCCTATGCTGTCGCTAGCATAATTACCCGTCTTTTATCATGTCCTACTGCATGGTCTGCAATTACTACGTCTTTAGCCTTTTTGGTAGTACCTCCGCATAACATGCAATCGGCGCATGTAGCCTTTTTGCCACCCTCTGCGCTAGCCGGACATGTAACCTCACCGGGTTGTTTATCGATGCCTACCGATACCCTAAAAGAGCGCATACCGTAAAGGTTAGCTAACGCTGCATCATCGATGCTGTCCGCGCTAGCCATTACCAATGGAGACCATGCAGCATGGTCAAACCCGGTTTCTTTCCATTGGTGGCTATAACCGGCCCTAGCGGTAACGTACCGGCTAACCCTTTGCCACATGCTAACCGGCGCAGCTGCCGGGTCTCCATATGTACCTATCCGCAAAGCTTTACCGGCTAACGCTAGCGCTATAGTTTCCAGGCTAGCCTTTACGTACCTACCGCGCTTGTATGCGTTGTATACAGCCAGTACGCTGCGCCCTACGTTAACGTAGCATGGTGGTTTCCCGGTTTCTTTAGCGGTAATAGGTCTATGCTCACATGTACCGCATATGCTGTAATCTGCGCCGTTCTTTAGCGCAGCTACCGGGTTAACGTCAGAACGAATAATGAAGCTTTGCACAATAGCGCCGGTTTTAGCGTTATCACTACCGTTAAGCTTATTTATGATTACTACGATAGGTGCGCCGTCAATAGCGCTAGGGCCTTCGTATGCGATATAGCCTAGAATTTTCATGGTACAACCTTTAAATATGCCTACTAGGTTAGTAGATGACTAGAGTATAACGCTATCCTATGCAATTATGCATGGTGTCAATCTATAGAATTGATACTAGGGTTTACCCTATACGACACCCGTAGTAGTAGGTAGCTACCTAGGTTATACTTAGACTGTAAAGTCTATAAACATACTAGGTGTTTATGATGTAGGTAATCGGTCTAGCAAATAGACTGAAGAGTATGGGGTTTGTCCCATCCCGTTCACTCCGCAACTATGTAGTCACTATGCGTACTCCATGCCTACGTTATGACTATGGGGTCTGGGTTGTGACTGCTCAGTCTACATTCCCCTACGCGCCCCGTGGTCATTGAAGTTGGGTTTCATATCCTGTGTGGTGTGACCTCCACATCCCGTCCCCCCCCATAAAAATTTAGGTTTCTGGCTACAAGATAAGTATGCTAGTATCTAGTTATTGGTAGAGAGGAGATTAAGATATGTTAGAGATAAAGAGAGAGAGCGGTTATGCAATTCCTGCTGCGAGGGTTGTGTACGCTTACCCTTATGAGGACATGGAGGTGGGGGATTCGTTTGTAGTGCCGGTAGCGGCTAGGGCCAAGGTGTTAAACGCTAACTACCGGGCGGGTAAGCGGTTACAGAGGGTGTTTATAGCTAGGACTGAGGGTGAGTCCATACGCATTTGGAGAACGGCATGAAAGTAGAACTAGACGTTAACCACAAGATTGACTCTGTAGACCTTGTTGACCAGTTAGTGAGGGCTAGGCTGGCACAGATACGCGATGAGTTAGACGGGTGGAATGAAAGCCCAGAGGTAGCTGCTGCTTGCCAGACCATCCTAGATTGGATGGCAGTGCCTGTAGGTGAGTAAGTGTCAGACAGGGTTCAATTGGAGATGGCAGAGGCTAGGATGCTGGTGGCAAGTTACTTTGCTGCCAAGCGTACCTATGGTGCTGTAGAGGCTAACAAGTTCCTTGCCAAGCAGTTGAAGAAATTAGAGAAGGTTTACGGCAAGAAGTCAGATGACAGGCTCAAGGCTTACATGCGGGTGGTGGTAGATACGGAAGTATTGGAGGACGTATGAGGGTAGCGGTTATAACTCCTTACTACAGGGAGGCTCTACACGTTTTGGTACGTTGCAGGAGCAGTGTGTTTGCCCAGACGTACCCAGATGTGCGGCACTACATGTTGGCTGACGGGCATCCCAGAGATGAGTTGCGGGACTTAATGTTTCATGTGGAACTTCCCAGATGTGATGACTACGGGGATACGCCCAGACTAATTGGTTGCGCCATAGCAGATGCACAGGGAGCAGACGCTATTCTTTTGCTGGATGCTGATTGCTGGCTAGAGAAGGGGCATATTCAGCAGATGGTCAAGGTCATGCAGCGTGAGGATGCTCCTGTTGTTACATGCCCTAGAAACCTGTACAGGACAAATGGCAGCTATATGTGTGTGGACAGTGAGTCAGACGGTGTTCACTTCAATGACACTAACTGCTACCTTATCAGGAAGGATGCTTTTCACTTGTTACGGGCATGGGGACTGAAAGACAAGAGGCTGTGCATCATTGATGACCGGGTGTTCTGGCAAAGCGTTAAGGCTAGTGGTCTAAAGATAGTGAGGTCAGGTGTTCCTACTGTGAACTACCCTACCAGCTTTGCCTTTCACTACAGTCAGAACAAAGAGCCTATCCCTGATGACACTAAAGTAATCATGCAAATAGACGGGGAGTTGACAATGCGAACATACACTCAATATAAAGAACTAACAGGAAAGACAGAAGTATGAACGTAGAGATACACACCCTAGCATGGCCTAACACCCATGTTGATATGCTGAAATCTCACAGTGATGTCTGCCGCCATCTAGGGTTACAGGTGGGCTACTCTATTCAGCAGACTCCGCACGGGTCTTGGATGGACAACATCTTGGCTAACAGTGCTGCTGATGTGGTGGGCTTCCTAGACATTGACTGTGTACCTACCAACAAAAAGGTAGTGGACGATGCTATCCAATATGCGGCAGACAATAAATCATTTGTAGGCATTGCCCAAACTAGTAATCACATCCCTCCTAAGTCCCATATCTTTGCTGCTCCTGCTTTCTTCTTCATCTGGCGTAAGACTTGGAAGGCTATGCAGCGTCCTACCTTCTCAGAGACTCCTGTAGCAGATGTAGCAGAAAACGTAAGCTATGCAGCAGAGATGGCAGGCATACGCTACAAGACCTTGTACCCTACCCACTGGACAGCCATACCAGAAGAGGGTGTGTGGCGGCTACACACTTACGGTCTGTACGGCATAGGCACTCACTTTGAGGAAGGTGTTTATCACCTGTACCAAGGACGCTATGAGAAGAACGTACAGATGTTTGTCAACCGCTGTGATGACATCATAAAAGGAACATTCAGTACAGAATTAATGATAGACAGTCGCCTTCCCTTTCACGGCAAGATAGTTCCATGAACTTTAACTTAGACCACTTCTACAAGTTCTGTAGCGAACTCAAGATTGAGACTAAGGAAGAAGGCCTAAAGAAGATGGGCAACCTTCTGGGTACGCAGAAGTACGTCATGGAGGAAATACAGAAAGGGCTGGCAAATGACATCCATTTCTTTGTTATCCTAAAAGGCAGGCAGCTAGGCATCACTACCGTCAGTCTTGCCCTTGACCTCTACTGGCAGTTCACACACCCCGGATGGCAGGGGACTCTGGTGGCAGACACAGAAGAGAACAGGGACATGTTCCGCTCTACGCTGGGTATGTACATGGACGGGCTACCCAAGGAATACAAGATACCCCTGATAGCCCACAATCGTAACCAGATGGTTCTGAAAAACAGAAGTCGTATCTTCTATCAGATTGCTGGTAACAAAAGTAGGCTAGGGCAAGGCAAGGCTATCACTTACCTTCACGGTACAGAAACTGCTAGTTGGGGCAATGAGGAAGGATTAGCCTCCCTGATAGCTTCTCTAGCAGAGAAGAACCCAGAGCGGCTGTACATGTTTGAAAGCACAGCGCAGGGCTTTAACATGTTTCACGACATGTACAAGGTAGCCAAGTCTGCCAAGACCCAGAAAGCAATCTTCTGCGGCTGGTGGCGTAACGAATACTACTCCGTAGATGCCAGCAGCAACATCTACAAAGTTTATTGGGATGGCAGGCTCACCCCAGAAGAGAAGGAGTGGACAAAAGATATTAAGAAACTTTACGGCGTAGAGATTAACTCCCGTCAGATGGCGTGGTGGCGCTGGAAGCTAAGTGAAGGTATCAAGGATGAGTCCCTGATGTACCAAGAGTTTCCTCCTACAGAGGACTACGCCTTTGTGATG